TGGTCATTCGTTCGCCCGGGATTTTTCTAGCGTCAGGCGCTATATGTGGTTGACAGTGGTTACACTAGGGGTGGGTATAGGTTGACAGGTTGACATTATGCTTATTACGTCGGCAGATTTAGCCAAGATCAAAAACGTTACGCGCCAAGCGGTTTCAAAGAAAAAGAAAAGCGGTTTACTTGACAGCGCAATTGTCAACCATAACGGAAGAGAGTACTTCAATAAGGAGATTGTTAGCCGTTTATGGGATGGAAATAAGCTTCCACATCCGACAGTACCGGCACAGACGAAAAAGGAACTAAAGAAACAGGTTGATGATATGCCAGCTGATCAAATCCCAGATTTTAATATTTCTAGAGCGAAGAACGAATTTTATAAAGCGGAGTTAGCAAGGATTCAAGTTGCACAGCAAAAGAAAGAATTAATTAGTGCAAAGGAAGTAGAGAAAAAAAGTTTTGAATTAGCGGTTGGTATTCGTGAGGCGTTTTTGACGTTACCTGATCGGGTTAGTAATTTATTTGCTAGTGAAACGGATGCAACGGCAATAGATGGGGTATTAAGAAAAGAAATTCATTCTTGTTTAGAAAGTTTTGTAGAGGCAGCATGAACCCATTTGAAAAAGGATTTTTAGAGGGCATTATTCCGCCGCCACCAATGACGGTTAGCGCTTGGAGCAACGCGCACCGAAAATTAAGCTCAAAAGGTTCAAGCGAGCC